GCACCAGCATCACAGCTGTTGTTCATCTACTTACCTATAGGTTGTTATGGGGAATCCGCTTCAGTGCGAGGCGGTAGCGAAAGCTTTGTCGTATGGCACACCCTGAAAGGGGGCACCGACCTATGCCGACAGGCATTGACCGTGACACAGCAGTACTACAGCGCTTGGAAATCTTAGGTTTGACCCCGCGGCAGTATATGCCCATGGTGCGAGAAATCGCTAAGTGGGTACGGTGCACCGGTGAGGAAAGTACTGTCCGAAGGTTGAAAGACCTGAAGAACATGCTCCTTCACTATGTCTGCGGCCTACCAATTTGTCGTACACAATGGATTGCTACCCATCGAGACGGCGCACCGGTAGGTGCGTTCAAAGTCCTCTTCGTAAAGGGAACTCGATGTAGGAGGTTGGCTGAAGTTTGGAATACTCTGATGATTTACTCTCATTTTGAGGGTGAACGGATCACCAGACGACAGTTAGCCAAGTTTACTAAAGGTGTTCTCAGGAATCCGCCTGATGAGACGGAGCTTGCCAGGGTCAAACGTTATATAGATCTTGGTCTCGAGTCTCTGAAGCGTATCCGCGATGTTGAGCCACCGGCTCCGCAAGGTGATCCTATCATTGCTTACGTTGGTAGTGATAGTAGGCGTGGACCCACGGGTATTACGCCGTCTTCTAGAACCGCTCCTGAAAAGGCCACTGCTCTTACGAGCTTGCGCCAGTTCGCTTACGGTGAGGCTATGCAAATTGCACCTCACATACTAGACGGGACCCTCCGTGGTTCTGAACAGTATTATAACCACTACGTAACTACGATGATGGAGGCCGGTATTGCCTTGCATAGTCTTCCCCCAGTAATAGGCAGAATTGCCTTACTGCAAGAGAAAGGATATAAACTCAGAGCAATAGCTAATCCAGCACGCGCTTGGCAACAAGCCTTTCGGCCGCTTCAACGCTATCTGGAGAAGGTAGCTCGATTACTGCCGGGGAACTGGCAGTTCGATCAGGAGGAAGGTAGACGCAACGCTCAAATACTCCTTAGACGCTTTGGGTACGCCCAGAGTATCGATTTGGAAGGAGCTAGCGATAATATACCGCTGGACCTCCAGCTGCACGTGTTGCGACGACTTGGAATCGATGAGGAGTGGGTTCAGTTGATAATATACTGTTCCCAGGGAATGTGGCTTTTACCCGAGGAAGTCAAGGAGTGCTATGACTCTCTACGTGAGAAAGACTTCGCGACTTGGCCTTGGCTGAAGGGGTTCAGAACAGATGTGATACAATGGCTTCAGGGTCAACCCCTTGGGCTCATTTTCTCTTTCAATCTGTTCGCTATAACGCTAGGGTTGATCTATGCAGGGGTTAATTACCACTTGCGTGATAGTGACTTTAGCTTTAACCCAGACGCAGACTGTAAGTTTGTCTTTGTGGGTGATGACCTTGCTCACTTTGATAAGCTGCAGGCGGATCTTGTAAAAGATCTACTTGCTTCAGTAGGAATTCCGGTGTCGGCGGATAAAACCGTCGAGAGTTCCGAAGCCGTCGAGTTCACTTCTCGCCTTATAACATGTCAGAAGATTATCGCTTCTCCGAAGTGGAAAGCTTTTGACGATGATAACTTCTTCGATTTTGCTAAAGCATATGGGGATCGTGTCCATCGGATCTATCCCTGGAAATGGAGACGGTTGTTATACCTACTCGAACAAGTACCGGAATGGCGTGGCGGCTTAGGGAAGAACCCACAAGGTGTGGACCTTAAGACTCGCGAATGGCCTTTTATCGGGCTTGCG